CCAATCCCGAATTGGACTATGTCCACCCCGCCTATATCTCGCAGGCATTCGAGGGGCGAGTGGGGCCGAAGCTGTTCACCATCGAGGGTGAGGTCATCTACATCTTTCCGAAGGACGACAACGTCAACGCCTACGAGCTCGACTACTACCAGAAAATCCCCACGCTGGTCGGCAACGACCTCAATACCAATTGGTTGATCGACGCCAATCCCGATGTCTACGTCGAGGGTGTGCTGACCGAGCTTGGCGTGCTCGGGCGCAACATGGAGCAGGCGCAATTGCACAAGGCGCGGCGCGACGAGCTATTCCAAGAGATCATTCAGCTATACGCGCTCACCACCGGCGCATCGAGCCCGAGCGTGCGGACAGCGGAGTATTTCTGATGCCGATGATTTTCGACGGTGACGGCAACGAAATCGCCGACATTCCGCTGTCGGACAAACAGCAGGCCGTGCTCGATTGCAACGAGGAGATCATCGTCATCTATCACACTCCGCAATTGCTGCGTTTTATGCTGGGCGAGCAGGCGGGATCGTTTGCGCTGGTCAAGCGTAATGATCGCCTCACCGCGATCGACGCCGGCGGCCTGCGCGCCTACGCCGCTCTGCAGAAGCGTATTCGGACGGCCTGGCAGGAGCGGCTCAATGGCAAAACCTGACAAGGCCGTGCAATTCGGGGATTGGAAGCCCGACATTGCGCTGGTCGATAATCAGTTCGCGGCCATTGCCGAGAATGTCTATCCGGCCGCCAACTCGTATGTGCCGTGGGAAAAATTGGCGCCGATCACCACCGCGCAACTGCCGGCTAAATGTCTCGGGCTGACATTCGCGCGCACGCTGACCGGCAGCTACTTGATTTTTGCCGGCACGGCGACGAACCTCTATCGCTGGTCCGGCTCGGCGTGGGTAGATATCAGCCGCACCACCGGCGGCGCCTACAGCGTGGCGCCAGGCGACAGATGGACCTGGGCGCAATTTGGCCAGAACCTCGTGGCGGTGCAGATCGGTGACGCACCACAGACGATAAACGTGGATAGCGGCGCCAATTTTGCCAACCTCGGCGGCTCGCCGCCCAAGGCCACCAGCGTTTGCGTGATCGGCGATTTTCTGGTGCTGGCGGGATTGGTGCAAGCAACCGGGTTCAGCAATCGCCGCATGATCCAATGGTCGGCGATCAACGATATCACCGGCTGGACGATCGGGACTAATTTGTCGGACATTCAGGAGATGCCGGACGGCGGCCCGGTGATCGGCGTTGCCGGCGGCGAGGTGGGTTTCGTCGTGCAGGATCGCTCGATCCGCAGCATGCAATTCTTGCCGGGCGACAACCTCATCATCTTCTCGTTCTCGCGGGTGGAGCGCGAGAAGGGATGTATGGCGAAATACGGCTTCATCTACACCCGCGGCATTCTGTTCTTCGTGGCAGAGGACGGCTTCTATGCACTCGGTGCGCCGCAGCCGCCGATCGGCGCCAATGCCGTCAACGATTGGTTCCGCGATAATTCTGATCCCAAGCGGCGCGATCAAACCTACGCCTATGCCGATCCGCGCAAGCCGCGGGTGCTGTGGGCGTTCTATTCGTCGGACACCTCGACCGACTATGATCGGGTGATCGCGTTCGATTGGTCACTCAACAAGTGGAGCTATGGCCGGCCAACGGCGCAACAATGGGGCACACTCGCAGCGCAAGGCGTGGACCTCGATACCGACATCCCCGGCGATCCAATTGATCACCCGCTCGACAGCGCGGCGCCGTCGCTCGACAGCACGGCTTATTTTGGTGGCCGGCCGGTGGTTGCGGCGATCGACATCAACGGCATTTTGTGTTTTCAGGACGGTTCGCCGCTGGCCGCCACCATCGACACCGCCGAGAGCCATCTGTCGCCCGGCATGCGCTCGTTCGTGAGTGCGGCCTACCCGTTGATCGATGCGGCCGGCGATGCTCTGACGGTGGCGGTGGGTGAGCGCGAGCGGCTGCAAGACCCGCAATCCTACGGCGCTCCGCAGCCGGTCGGCAGCACCGGCTCGGCGCCGGTGTACTCGTCATCGCGATTGCATCGCTTCCGGGTGTTCGTGCCCGAGGCGGTGCAGTGGACCCACGCGCAGGGCGTACAGGTGGAGGCCCAGCCTGACGGCGAGGGATACTGATGTCGGATTGGTGGTCGTCCCCCAGACAGCCACCGGGCGCCATACCGTTTCGCAGCAAGTTCGACGCCGCCCGCGATCCGCTCACGGCGCGCAACGCCATCGGCGCGGTGGATGCTCAATTCGTGCTGGATGCCATTGCGGCCGCGGGAGGAGGTGGTGGTGGCGGTGCGCCGCTCAATGCCCAGTACGTCACCGCGGCCGCTGACGCCACGCTGACTGCCGAGCGGGTGCTCACCAACACCGCAACGGTAACGTGGGATTTTACTACGGCGGGACAGGCCAAGGCGACCGCAGTGGGCGGCGGCGGCGGCTCGTTTCAGCCGCTCGACGACGACCTGACCACGATCTCGGGGCTGACCGGGGCCAATACGATCTACTACCGCTCCGGTCCTGGTGCCTGGACCCCGGTGGTGGTTGGCACCGGGTTGACGTTCACCGGCGGTACTCTCACCGCAACCGGCGGTGCCGGCACCGTCAAGTACACGGCATCGACCACGGCACCAGTGGCGCCCAACGCTGGTGATCTTTGGTACGATCTGACGACCGGCGTGCTGTCAGTTTTCGTGAATGACGGGAACAGCTCGGCCTGGGTGCAGATATCGCCGCCCGGTGGCGGCACGCAGGGTGCGGCCCCGGTTGGCTCGATGAGCATGTTTGCTGGCGCCGTGGCGCCAGCCGGCTGGCTCCTGTGCAACGGCCAGGCGGTGAGCCGCACGACCTTTGCGGCGCTGTTTGCGGTGTGCGGCACGGCCTACGGTGCGGGCAACGGCTCAACCACGTTCAATGTGCCAAATCTGGTGGATCGCTTTCCGCTCGGAGTTGGTGCCGCCGCCATGGGCGCCATTGGCGGCAGCAGTCAGTTGCAGCAGCATAACCACGGTGTCACTGATCCGACCCACGTTCACACCGTCTTAGACCCTGGTCACTTTCACAGTTACTACTACCCGTTTGATCAAGCTATCGGTGGTGCTGGTGAGCAGACCGCTGCTATTGGCGGCAACATCACCAACACCGATCAGCGTACGACCGGCGTTTATCTGCAATACGCCGCCACCGGCATCACCATTCAGAACGCTGGCACTGGCAACGCACAGAACATGCCGCCGTATCAGGTGGTGAACTACATCATTTTTGCGGGGGCATGATGTGGCGATAGATTTTCCCGCCAGCCCCACGATCGGTCAAACCTATCTCTACAATGGAGTGACCTACACCTATTCGTCGCAGGGCGTGTGGCTGGCGACATCTGGCGTTGGCCCGCAGGGGCCGGTCGGCCCGCAAGGCCCCACGGGGGCAACGGGACCGACAGGGCCGACCGGCAGCACCGGCGCGCAGGGACCGCAGGGCAATCCCGGCCCCACCGGATCAACGGGTGCCACCGGCGCCACCGGCCCCCCCGGCCCGGGCACTATATCGGCCGAATACATCACGGCATCGGCTGATGCCACGCTAACCAATGAACGGGTGCTGACCAACACGGCGACAGTAACGTGGGATTTTGCCACGGCCGGACAGGCTAAGGCCACCGCTGCGCTTGCTTCGGGCGGCAGCTTGCTGGCGCAGAAGGTGTTCACTGCCAGCGGCACCTACCCCCCGACCGCCGGCATGACGCGATGCGTCATCGAATGCGTGGGCGGCGGCAGGGGTGGCAATGGACTGGCAGGGACCGCGGGCGTGCTGATGGCGTCAGGGGGCGGCGGCTCGGGCGGCTATTCGCGCAAGTATGCAACTGCTGCCGACATCGGCGCCTCCAAGCCGGTCACGATTGGTGCTGGTGGTGCAGGCGGCCCTCCTTCACAGAACGTAGGCAGTGCGGGTGGCGACACCAGTGTGGGCACGCTGTGTATCGCCAAGGGCGCGACCCCGGCGGCGGCCGGCCAATGGCACCAGGGAGGGTTCGGCGGCGTCCCTGGCACCGGCGATGTTGTCGCGGCTGGCAATCCCGGGCAGGGGGGGCTGTATATGCTGACCTCTAGCAGCTCAAATGCCTTCGGCGGCGCCGGCGCCGGCAGTTATTTCGGCGGCGGCGCGCCCGCAACTCCTTGGACTGCGGGGCTTGTTGCGGCTGGCGTTGCGGGCAATTACGGCGCTGGCGGTGCTGGCCCAACTATACTCAACAACGGCGCCGCAATTGGCGGCAGCGTAGGCTCTGCCGGCATCGTCATCATCACGGAATATGCCTGATGTTTTACGTCAAGGTTACCGGCGACCTCGTCACCGATCGCACCGTGTTCAATGAGCCGATGCCGGTCGGCTGGCCGGACTATGCGTCGTGGCACCAGAACGACGAGGCGCAGATCGGCTGGAGCTATGACGGCGAATTCCACCCGCCGGCGGCGCCGCGCATTTTCAACGACGCCCCGATCATGGGTGGCACTATTCGTGAACTCATCACAGGGGGAGCCTGACATGGCGGCAGTCGACCAAATCGCCACGGCGCGCAGCGAGGAGTTTTCCGCGCGGGTTTTGTTTCTCGCCACGCTGACGGCACAGAACGTTGCCGCCGAAGATGTTGCAACTCCCGACCATGAAGTGCGCGTGCATTATTCTGGCCGGGTTATCCGCGGCACCGACAATCCCAAAATGATCGCCACGCATGTCATTGCGAGCAATCCCACCATCCAGGCAACCATTGCTGACGATCCTGCGGCGCTCGGCAGCAACGTGTCGGACAGTGATATCGAATTCGCGTTGGCTTCGATCTGGACCGCGCGCGCATATGCCTTCGAAGGCGTCGCAGGCTAAAGGATTAGAACATGCCCGGTGAAAACATCTACGATTGGTCAACGACGGCGGCCAACAACGACACCGCCGACGCGCTGATAAATTGGCGAGAAGGGATGGCACGCGCCGCCGTGAACGACAGTGCCAGCCTCAGCCGGATCGGCAGTCGGCTCATGAGGCGTCCTCGACGAGGCGGTAACCGAGCCCGCGCA